GACCCGATCGACAGGTATGTGGAAGTTATTAGGATTGCGCGTAGAGTAGATACGGAGTTCAACACTGTTGATCTTGGTTTCCAGGAAACGCGTTATGCTCCCATCGTGTTGGACGACACGGTATTCGGTAAACTAGACGTAGGCACTTTGAGTTGGTAAAGGACAATAATGCCATATAAGGATTTTCAGGTCAACGAGATTTTGACCGCGGCGGATGTAAACGACTATTTGATGGATCAGTCGGTGATGACGTTTGCTGACTCGACTGCTCGCGACGCGGCGATCACTTCCCCGACAGAAGGTATGTTTTGCTTTTTGAAGGACACGGACGGGGTAGAATACTATACGGGATCGTCTTGGGTCCCGTTCACATCCGGCGGCGGCGGCGGCGGCTTTGAAACTAACTTTCTACTTATGGGCGCATAGGAAAAGAGACAATGGCTACCTCATATAAATCACTCGGGCAACTTGACCTGACTGCGACTTCCCTGACTGACCTTTACACGGTGCCATCCAGCACCGAAACAGTTGTGTCTACGGTAATCATCGCGAACCGGACCGCGAGCGCGAGCACGTTCCGGTTGGCTATCCGTGTGGATGGTGATGCTATCTCGAACCAGCATTACATTGCTTACGATGTGCCGGTTGCCGCGAACGACTCAACTACACTGACTCTTGGTATCACGATGTTGGCTACCGATGTAATGACGGTTTCGGCGGGTGACGCTAACGCGCTCAGCATCAATGCTTTCGGTGCCGAAGTAACAGTCTAAGGGGGCGGTTATGGCTGTCACAAGTATGGCTAACAGTTCGATTGCGAACTTCAACAAGTCGAACAATGTTTCTGCCCAGCGTGCGCCTTTAGGTTCCGGCGGTGATTATGAGGGTGAGGCTAACGGCTACCGTTACCATATTTTCACCGCTTCGAGTGACTTTGCTGTTACGCGGGACGGTGCGGTTGAATGTTTGATTATCGCGGGCGGTGGTTCGGGCGGGGCTGGTAACGGCGCGGGTGGCGGTGGTGGCGCTGGCGGGCTGATTTTGAGTTCTTTGACAGTTTCGGCTGGCACATATTCTGTGGTCGTTGGAGATGGTGGCGCTGGGGTGTTAGCAACTGGCAGTGGCAACACAGGTTCCGATTCTACTTTTGCCGGTTTGACGGCGAAGGGTGGCGGTTTCGGCCACTATAACGGTAACGATGGCGGGTCTGGCGGTTCGGGTGGCGGTGGCGCTTCTGGGTCGGGAGCGACAGGTGTCGGCGGTTCGGCAATCGACTCATTTACTGCGGTGCGTTACGAGGGCATTGGTTCGCAGGGTCACGATGGTGGCGGTGCGCCAGAAACAAATTCAAAAGGTGGCGGTGGTGGAGGTGCCGGTTCACCAGGTCACATTGCGCGTGGTCCAGGAGGCAACTGGGAACACCGCCGCGACGGCGAGTTCTATGGCAAAACAGTGGACGGTGGCATTGGTAAACGCCTTGACGATTGGGGTTCCAACAGTTCAACCGTTGCGGGCACAACTATTGGTGACAAATACACTTACAGTTTAGACGGTGGCGGTTCAGCGGACGCCTACTTTTTCGCTGGCGGTGGCGCTGGAACCGACATCGATACTAATGTCAGCGGGGCACCAGGCGGGGGCGGCTCTAACGGTCATTCAGGTACGGCTGGGTCCGGTGCTGACGGGACCGGCGGAGGCGGTGGCGGTGCCGAAAACAGTGGGACAACTTCGGGTGACGGCGGTTCGGGCATTGTGATTGTGAGGTATGCGGCGTGAGACGCTTCGCTGAGATAGACGAAACGGGTTTGGTGCTGAGGGTGATTGTTGCCCATTCTTTAGAGTGGTGTTCTGACAGTCTCGGCGGTGTGTGGGTTGAAACTTTCAAAGACGGCACCCGTTACAACCACGCGGGCATTGGGTTCACTTACGATGAGGAACGGGACGCGTTTATACCGCCTAAGCCTTTTGAGTCGTGGGTGTTGGATGAGGGCACTTGTCTGTGGGTGGCACCCGTTGCGTTGCCGGATGATGCTGACACGGTTGCTTATGAGTGGGACGAGGAAGCCGGTGATTGGGTAGCAGTTCCCGAGGAACCCGCTGATGAGTGAGCGCCCTTGCCCTTACTGTGAAACATCCCACAACTGTACGGGGTTCTGTGGTGCCCGATGAAACTAAGCGAACCCTGGCCTGAACCATACAAAGTAAACGCTCGCTCGCCTTTCGGCTGGCGCGTGCATCCGATCTCCGGAAAGCGCAAGTTCCATCACGGTGTTGATGTTGCCTGCCCCACAGGGACACCCCTCACAGCCCCAGCAGACGGCACGATCGTGCATAAAGGTGCTGGTGCTTCCGGCGGGTACACGCTTATTGTCAAACACGCACCTGACTTGTTTACGGTCTATTACCACCTGCGGGAACCCTCACACCTAAACAAAGGCACGAAAGTGCAACGCGGGGAACGGATTGCCTGGTCAGGTAACACCGGTGCCTCCACAGGCCCACACCTTCACTTCGAGGTGCGACACCCCACGAGAACTTGGGGGCAGACGGTAGATCCCATGCCTTACTTTGAGCCTGAGCCTAAGATTATCATTGAGGAGCCGGTCACGGTTGAGAAGCTCATCGAGGAGCTGGAGAAGCCTGTCCCGCCTCGCGTGGTCAAACCGATGAGCGCACGCCTCCGCCGATTCTTTGACATTAGGAGGGCGCTGCGCTAATGGCTGATGAAGAAACTGGAGCTGTAAGGGTGTCAATGCGGGATATTTACGCTGAGGTGCAAAGGCAAGGTCGCCTCCTCGAAAAGATTGCTAACGCCCTCCCTGACTCGGAAGACAAAATTGAGGATCACGAGGCGCGCATTAGGAAGCTTGAGATGCGTATGTGGCAAGCCATCGGCGGGTTCGGGTTCCTCGCAGCCATTGTGTCCCCTCTGGTCGCTGTGATGACCCGATGACAGATGTTTATTAAACAATTCATTAACTCTTACTTGAAAGGAATAAGGCACATTATGGCTCACCCATCGTGGAAGAACCGTCGCCGTTACATTTTGGCGTCTTTTGTTATTGGGGCTTTTATGCTGATTGCGAGCTCTCTCGCAGCTTTGACTGGTGCCATGACAGATATAAGCGATCTTGTAACCGGTGGTGTGGCTTTGATAACATTGATTCTCACCAGTTACATTTTCGGTGCTGTGTGGGAAGACAAGTCGCTGAACAGGAAAGAGGAAAACTTTGATGGATAAAATCAATGCTTATATGGATTACGCGGGGGAGCGTTGTGCGAAAACTATTGCACAGACCGCTCTGGCCGCGATTGGTTCGGCTGCTATTGGCGTGCTTGAGGTTGACTGGATCATGGTTTTGTCGGTGAGTGCGCTTGCCGGTGTCATGTCTTTGCTTACTTCCGTGTTGCAGTATGACCGGGCGGGAAAGTAATGGCTGACTTGGATTTGATGGAAGAAATTGGCGGGATTGTGTGCCCGATAGACCCAATGGAAGCTCTAGAGTGCGAGTCTTGCCAGTAGTAGAACTTTCTTTGTAAGCAAGAGCCCCTCTTCGGTTTGACACTAAGGGGGGTTTTTGTTTGCCAGGAATGTGCTGGACATCTTTTTTGGTTTGTGGTTTACTGCAAGCATCTAGTTAGCTAAGTATTGGAGGGTAAAGATGTATCAGACGGAAAAGGATCGTGACGAGCTTGTCGTTACTTGCGATGACTTTTTTGATGTAGTGAACGACGAGGGTGGCGGTCGGCTTGTTTTGACCATCAAACGCGCGAGGAAGCTCGCTGAGGCACTTTTGGATGCCACCATGGTGGTTCAATTGGATGTGCCAGAAGAGGACGGCTAAGACCGTCTAGCGGGCTGTGAGCCCCGCGTTAGCGTTTTACTTGACGCTCTCTCGGGGTTTTCCCGCCCCATATGCCCCATTCTTCTTTTGCTTGCACCGCGTAGGTGAGGCATTCAAGTTGGATGGGGCATTTTTTGCATAAACTTTTGGCAGCTTCGACGGCGTTGTCTCGGATTTGTTTTTGGCTGTGGTCTTCCGGGAAGAACAGATCTGGCGCTTCTTGACAGCCGAGTGTTTCTTCTTGCGCATCCATAATGTCTTGCAGTTCGAAGTAGAGCATTTTGAGATGTCTGCCGTTAGTCATAAGGTAATCCTATGGATGAAAACGGTATTTTCAAAACTCTGGAGGATGACACTTTCAACGGGGCGGTAAAGCTTGGCTTTGTCGAGGCTGGTTCCGATGAGTGGCATGAGATGAGGAGTCACGGTGTTGGTGGCTCTGAGATTGGGACGATCATGGGGTTGAACCCGTGGGAGTCTGCTTTTGCTTTGTGGGCTAAACGTACAGGCCAAATCCCTGACCCGCCCTTGTCGTCGTGGTCGGTTCGGTTCGGTCGGGCGTTTGAAAAGCCTGTGCTTGCTTTGTGGGCGGAGGAACACCCGGAGTATGAGGTTTATGAGGCTGGCACTTACCGGCACCCTGACTATGAGTTTTTGCACGCCAACCCGGACGCGCTTGCTTATGACCGGAAGAATGATGAGTGGATTGTGGTGGAGGTGAAGACGTCTCGTGGGACTTGGGGTGAGGCTCCTCCTGCTTATGTGGCGCAGGTGCAGCACTACATGTCTGTTTTCGGTTTGGAGAAGTCGGTCATTGTCGCTGTTGCGGGTTGGAACTATGAGGAGCGTTGGGTTGACCGTGACAACTTTCAGATAGAGGCGCAGATTGCTTCTGCGGTTCGGTTCTGGGATCACTTGCAGAATGTTCAGAAGCCTGAGTGGGATGGCAGCAAGGCAACGTATGAGGCTGTCCGCTACATGAATCCTGAAATTGATTTGGACGAGCAGACCGACTTGGGGCAGAACGGTGAGTTGCTTTTGCGGGCTCACAACGGTTTCCTTGAGGCGGAGAAGTTGCTTCACGAAACAAAGTCGATTGTGCTGGATTCTATGGGTAAAGCAAAGTATGGTTTTGTCATGCGCGACGGCAAACAGGTTGTGGTGGCGCAGAGGCAGTCAAGAGGTCAAGGAAAGCCTTGGCTTGTAGTGAAGGGAGAACGGTAATGAGATGGAACCCAAATGACTATGACATGGTGGAGGTTAGGATTGCGAAGTTCTATGCCAGGCACGAGGATGGTCGTATCATCACGGAGCTTGTGCCGGATGACCAAGAGTGGATTTTCAAGACTTACATTTACTTGAATGTGGGAGATCAGGCGGCTGGTTTGCCGAAGGCTGTTGGTTACGCCACGGAGAAGAAGGGCTCAAGCCAGTTCGCAGCGGAGCTCACAGAAACGTCATCTGTGGGCAGGTGCCTTGCCAACCTTGGTATGCACGGGAACAAGCGTGCGTCTCGTGAGGAGATGCGTAAGGTTCCGGCGGAGTCTCGTGACTATGTGGCGGAGGCGGAAGCGTTGACTGACGTGAGTGCGCTACGTTTGTTGTGGGCAGAAGCTCAAGCCGCAGGTGCGGACAAGAAAACGCTAGAACAGGTGAAGAATCGTGCAGAGGGACTTTCAGGTAATGAGGGCCAGCGCTCAGGAGCTTCTTCAGGCGTATCTGGAAGCGGTAAGAAGAAATGACGCTAATACTGCTTTTTGGCGAGCGAACCTGCTTGAAAGGATGGAGTCAATAAATGTTGCCATCCGAGATAGTGAAGGGCTTGCAGGAGCTGACAGCGATGACCCGCAAGGGAGTGGAAGCGCTCTTTGAGGCTGAAACCGATCTAGCCGATGCGGAACGCGAGCTGGATTTGATCGAAGCGAAGGCTTTTCTAGAGGCGCAGGGCACTGTTGCTGACCGGCAAGCTTTGGCGCGTTTTGAGGCTGCGGACGCCCGCTGGAACCGCGATGTCTGCAAAGCCAAGGTAAACCGTGTCAGGACCAAACT